GGAATTAACTGTAGATATAAACACGGAGAACATGCAAAGAAAGTTAAGGGTAATCAGTAGTCATGCCGAAGCATTGGCTGATGAACTACAGGAGATAGACGATAGCACTTGTCCGGAGTGCGGCAGTGAGATGGACGAGACCAGGGCATATGCAGGCAATGAGTTGACGGAGACTGGATACAATTGTGAAGACTGTGATTACTGCGAGGGTGAGTCATGGTAACTACATTCAAAGTAATGATACTAATCATCATGATCATATCGTTCGCGGTAACAGTCGATGACGACAACAGCAACAAGGTCATCTCCTCAGCATCCATATGCATAGCAAGCATGTTTGCGTTCCTTGTTAGTGTGATGTGGTTGTGAGTAGCCACAAGTGTTACGATAAACATAACAGGGACCAGGAAGCTAAACGATTCTATAATAGCAACGCGTGGTTGGTATGCAGAACAACGGCACTAGCAAGAGATAATTACTTATGTCAAGAATGTCTGAAGCAAGATAAGATAAAAAAATATGATGTTGTGCATCACATAAAACCCAGGGACAAATATCCGTGGCTTGCATTTAGATTAGATAATTTAATTTGTCTTTGTCACAAGTGCCATAACTCAATTCATTCGGATAAAGGAAGGCAAAACAGGAACAAAAATAAAAAAGGCGTTGTGAAATTTAAAGCTAATGAAGAATTAGGATAGCCCCCTCGAAATAAAGTTTGGAAAAACACCCGAGGAGACCGAGGAGAGGCTCCATCTTCACGATTTTACCGCCCATGAAAAGTTTTCATAAAAAAATAATCAAGGAGGTGAGGATAATATGGCTACACCTGCAAAGTCAGCAAAGTTACAATTATTGCAAGGGAATCCCGCTAAGAAAAATACTAAAGATTTAAAGAGAAGGTCTGAGCAAGAAGAAAAGATGAAAATGAGTGCGGATCATGTCTTCCCACCTTCTTGGTTAAACGATACAGCTAAAAAAGAGTTCAAAAGGATCGCTAAGTTACTGTTAAGTGTTGAATTAATCAATGATGCTGATGTAGGACATCTTGCAATATATTGTGATCAGTATTCCGAGTATATTCTATGTGAAGAACAAGTAGAGCAGAACGGAATGTGGATTGGTGATAAACCCAACCCATTTTTATTGAGAAAAAAAGATGCGGCTTCACAAATGCGATCCTTTGGTTCTGATTTAGGATTATCTCCATCCGCTAGGGCGAAATTAGCAATTACTTTAGATGGTGGTGATAAGGATGAAGACGATTTCTAAGCCTGTTTTAGAAATGAGTTATACAGAATTAGAAACATGGTGGAATGACTATCAAGACTCACAAAAAAGTTGGGGCGGGATATTGGAGCACCCTTACCCGGAACTGCTCACGAATTGGTATGCTGAAAGATTGATAGATGGAGACATACCAGCCAGTAAAGAAAACATTTTGTCTGCTAAACGTCACATTAGAGACATCAACAGGCAAGGTACAGACGAATTTCCATGGGTATTTGACGAGGAAAAAGGTCATCGTCCTATAAGATTCATCGAAAAGAAGTGCAGTCCATCAAAAGGTGAATCTAATCAATTGGTCATGCAACCGTGGCAACATTTCGTAATAGGTTCATTGTTTGGCTGGGTACACAAGGATACGGGTATAAGACGATTCCGTGAAGGTCTTGTGTTTGTTTCAAGAAAAAACGGTAAAACAACTCTAATAAGTGGTGTAGCAAACTATATGCTAGGTTTTGACGAAGAACGAGGGGCAAACATTTATGTATTAGCCAACTCACAAAAACAATCAACCATCTTATTCGATGAATCGAAAGCAATGATCAAGTCATCACCGTATTTAGACAATCGTTATAAGGCATTGAGAAGTGAAATACGTTACGAGAAGATGAATTGTACGATGGTTGCTATGTCTGCTGAAAAGAGCGATAAGGACGGGGAGAACCTACATTTTGGTGTGTTCGATGAACTTCATGAATATAAGGACTATAGTTTAATAAACGTCATGAAGAAGTCTAGGGGCATGAGAACACAGCCTTTGATACTTTACATCACGACAGCAGGCTACGTGCTTGATGGTCCTCTAATGCAGTATTATGAAAATGGACAAGATACATTGGAAAACCTAGAAGATGATATTGACGAAAGGACATTCTACTTCCTTGCAAAATTGGATAAACCGGAAGAAGCAGACAAGCCTGAGTTGTGGGTTAAAGCTAACCCTAACATCGGATTAATGGACTTCGTTAACTTAGTATCTGACTGGAAAAAGGAACGCAAGAACCCACAAGAGAAAGCGGACTGGATGACGAAGCAATTTAACTTGTTTAGCGATGTTGGTGAACTATCCTTTGTGGACATTCCGACAATCAAACGGAATAACAAAACGATTGACTTAAAAGAATTGGAAGGAAAAAGGTGTATAGGTTCTTTTGACTTATCCGAAACAGAAGACTTTACCGCAGCGGCATTAGAATTTCCATTGGAGACTGGTGAGGTTTTCATATTACAACATACGTTCATACCACAAGCTAGGTATGACAGAGACCCTAACCCTCAGCGTATTGACGAATGGGAAAGTGCGGGCGAGTTGACGATAATACCAGGTGATTATGTTAATTATGAGTATGTATATGACTGGTTTGTCGAACAATCAAACAAATACGTGATTGATTTGATAGCCTATGACAAAGCGAAGGCGTTATATCTAAATAAAGCGCTAGAAAATTATGGGTTCAAAACAGAAAGAGTTATACAAGGGTTTACAACATTAGGTGGACCAATGCAGAACTTAAAAGAAATGATGCTAGACGGAAAGGTTATTTTTAATAATAGTAAGATATTCAGATGGTATCTAAGTAATATAAAATTGGTCAAAGATCGAAATAGTAACTGGATGCCATCTAAGCAAAGCACAAACAGAAAGATTGACGGGTTTGCCGCTGCATTAAACGCGCATGTACACATCATGCATATGTTATCTGAACCACAGGGTGACGGTGATGTTAAATTTGTTTCTATTAACGATCTAATGAAAATGTAAAGGTGGTGATAAATTGAAATGGTATAAAAAAGTAAAAAATGCTTCATTAGCTGCTTATGCTGCGTGGCAAGGTAAAACATATAACTTTTCTAATTGGGCTGGTCGCATGTTTTGGGGGATAGATAACAGTACTTTGACAACCAATGAGACTATTTTTAGCATCATAACGAGGTTATCGAATACGATGTCTTCATTGCCATTGAAAATGTACAAAGAATATGAAGTGGAACATAATGACACGTCCGACGTTTTAACGAATGCACCCAATCAAAATATGACTAGCTTTGATTTCATGAACAAAATGGAAGTAGCTAGAAATGAAAAAGGTAATGCTTATGCGGTGATCATGCGAGATATTAGGATGCAAGTTGAAGCATTATTGCCCATTGACCCTGATTATGTTATTCCTTTTATTAATAGGGATGATGAATCATTGTGGTATGAGGTAATGGGCGAGGGCGGAACTTATTACTTTCACAATATGAATATGTTACACGTTAAGCATATTACGGGTGCGTCGAGATGGGCAGGTGTTAGTCCGTTGGATGTATTAAAAAACACCCTTAAATACGATAAAGCCGTGCAAGAATTTAGTTTAAATGAAATGGAAAAGAAAGAAAGTTTTAAACTAACATACGGGACTAACATTGATCCTGAGAAAAGAAAAGAAGTAGTGGACAACTTTAGGCAGTTTTATAGCGAAAATGGAGGGGTTTTATTTCAGGAACCCGGCGTTGAAATTGGTGAGATAGAAAGAAAACACGTAGCGTCAGATACAATTAAATCAGAACAAATCACAAGAACGAGAGTGGCCAATGTTTTCAATGTGCCAGTCTCTTTTTTAAATGATTCAGAAGGGTTTAGTTATTCATCCAATGAACAAATGATGATCCAGTTTGTGCAGATGGCATTAACGCCTATTGTAAAGCAATATGAGCAAGAATTTAACCGTAAATTGCTTACATCAGTTGAAAGGAAGCGAGGTTTTTACTTTAAGTTTAGCCTCGGTGGACTGTTAAGAGGTGACACTGCTGCGCGAACACAATTCTATCAGTCTGGTATTCGCAGTGGTTATTTAAAGCCAGATGAAGCTAGGAGACTTGAAGACTTACCGCCTGAAGGTGACAATGCAAGTAAATTGTGGGTGAGTGGTGATTTGTACACAATGGACACGCCAGCAAATGAAAGGAAATCTACTTCGAAAGGTGGTGATAAGAGTGAATCAGAAGAAACAACAGAATAAGTTTTTCAAAATGAAGGCATCCGCTGATGGTAAATCGGGCGATGTTTTTTTATATGGAGAAATAACAAAATATGCTTGGGCAGAAGACGGAGAACATTCCGCGCAAACTTTCAAAAATGAATTAGACGCACTGGGGGAAGTCGAACAAATAAACTTATACGTTAACTCTCCGGGTGGGAGCGTTTTTGAAGGAATAACCATCGGAAACATGCTTAAACGTCATAACGCGCGCGTAGTGGCTAATGTGGATGCTTTAGCAGCGTCTATTGCTAGTGTTATCATCATGGCTGCTGATGAAATCAGGATGCCCAGTAATTCTATGCTGATGATACACAATCCTTGGACGTTCGCTATCGGTAATGCTGCTGACTTGCGGAAGCAAGCCGATGATTTAGATCGTATAGGTGAATCTGCTGTTCAATCGTACTTGTCTAAAACAGGCGACAAACTAGAAGAAGGAAAACTAAAGGAAATGCTAGACGCTGAAACTTGGTTGTCCGCTGATGAAGCATTTGAATATGGGCTATGTGATGTTGTGGAGGAATCGAACAATATGGCAGCATCCATTAGTGATGAATACATGCAAAGGTATAAAAATGTACCAAAACAACTAAAAGAAAAGCCGAAACAAGTTATATCCGCAGAAGAAATGGCTACGCGCCAAAAAATAGCAGATGAAGCAAAAGCATCATCTGAAATAACAAATCATATCTTAGGAGGAATTTATTCATGAATAAAAAATATCTAAAACTAAATCTACAGCACTTCGGTGATAAAACACTTTATGAAATGAAGCAGAACATGGCAACAATCGGTCAACAGCTTCAAAAAACAGAAGGCGAATTGTCTCAAAAGGCAATTGATCCATCTGCATCTATGGATGATATCCAAGCATTGCAAAAATCCAAGGATGATTTGAAGGCGCGTTTTGATGTAATTAAAGATCAACACGATCAATTGGAAACGGAACAGAAAGCTAAGTTTGCAGCTAAAGATAACATTAAAAACATCACCGATCCCGCTGAACAAAAAATGAAAGCAAAATCAGACATGATTAAGGCTGTAATGGCAAATAAGCCTGTACCTGCCGATGTCCGTCAAGCATTAGGTGATGATAATTCAACGAGCGGAGAGAAGTTTTTACCTAAAACAGTATCAAACGACATCATCACAGAGCCGACCGTCAAAAATCAGTTGCGTGGCATTTCTACATTTACACAAATTACTAATTTAGAAATTCCGAAAATTAGCTTCACGCTCGATGATGATGAATTTATCGCGGATACGGAAACTGCAAAGGAATTGAAAACGAAAGGCGACACAGTAACATTTGGTCGTCATAAATTTAAAGTGTTTGCAGGACTATCCGAAACAGTGCTACTTGGCACAGATGCTAATGTTGTGGCAACCGTTGAACGTGCTTTGCAATCCGGTGTAGCTGCGAAAGAAAAGAAGGTAGCGTTTGCTGACTCTCCAAAAACTGGCGAGGAACATATGTCTTTCTACTCTACTGAAAACGAAATAAAAACAGTGGAAGGAGAAGACCTTTATAAAGCAATCAAGAAAGCTATTGCGGATTTACATGAGGACTACCGTGAGAATGCGAAAATTGTTATGACTTACGCTGATTACATGGACATCATCGAGGTTCTAGCTAATGGAAATGCTACGTTATACAGCGCGCAACCAGAACAAGTCCTAGGTAAGCCGGTTGAGTTTGTGGATGCAGCTAAACACCCTATCATCGGCGATTTTTCTTATTCGCATTACAACTACGACATTGCCACAACCCAATACGAACGTGACAAAGACGTTAAAACAGGCATTGAGCAGTTTGTAGTTACTGCATGGTTTGACCACCAAATTAAATTAGCGTCCGCATTCCGCATTGTTGAAGTTACACCAGCGCCCTAAACAGCCCGCAAATTTAAAGGCTAGTAAAACCACAGATCAAACAGTCAATTTAAAGTGGGACTAGCCTTTAAACAGGGCTACTCTAGGAAAAAGAAGGGAGAATTACATGACATACAACGTATATCAAGACAATGAGTTAATAAAAGAAGGCATTGAAGATAAAGAGTACACTGTTGATGGTTTAACACCTAACACAGAGTATTCTTTTGGTGTGTCTGAAGTAATTGGTGACAGCGAATCCGAAAAGGCAACAGTAACTGTTAAAACAAAACCAATCGCAGTAACTGGTGTAACACTTGAACCTGCAGCATTGACTATTGATGTTGATGAAACGGCAAATGTTACAGCGACGGTAGCACCGAGTAATGCAACAAACAAAACTATTTCGCTAAAATCTAGTGATGAATCAATCGCGACAGTTAATGGAAGTGGAAAAGTAACAGGCGCAGCAAAGGGAGAGGCAACTATTACAGTCACAACAACAGATGGCAAGAAGACAGCTACAAGCAAAATAACTGTAAAAGAGCCTGTCATTAATGTAACTGGTGTGGAAATATCCCCTAAAACCGTCGAGTCAGAAGTAGGAGAAACGAAACAATTAAGCGCAACGGCATCGCCATCCAATGCTGATGACAAAACAGTTAGTTATGCATCGAAGGCGTCCGGTGTGGCATCTGTCGATGATAAAGGACTCGTTACTGCCAAGGCGGCTGGTACTGCGGAAATCGTAGTAACTACTGCGGATGGCGATAAGAAAGATACGTGCGTAGTGACGGTTGTTGAACCAGAGCCCGACCCAGAACCAGAATAATAAAGCGGGTGATTGAATGTTAGATGACGTTAAAGATTTTCTAAGAGTAGATGGTACTTTCGAGGATAGTGTCATTCACTCTTTTATATCTGCCGCAAAAGCGGAATTGAAAGCTTCCGGTGTATCAGAAAGAACTACTGCACATGAAGATTATCCGCTATATGAATTGGCGGTCAAAGCTATTGTGTCGCAAAATTACGATGGTCGCGGTGTTCTTGGTGATAATGAAAGCATTATCCATTCACTGGTATTAAAGTTAAAGGACTTTCCGGTGGTGAAAACCGATGGATAATGCAGGAAAATTAAACACACGCATACAGTTTTTTGAGTACGCACCAAATGATGGTCCTGAACCGGGCGAATCTGAAAAGCTAAAACTATGGGAGTGTTGGGCAGAAGTATATGAGCCTTCAATGAAAGATCACGAATCATTAAGGACAACAAATGTTTTATCTGCCGTTACTATACGCATTAGAGACACACGCGGGGAATTTATACCACGGAATGAACATTATATGTCAGTGCTTGATGATGCCTATAGTGATGGTAAGGGTGATTACGTCCGTTTCAATATTAATAAAATACAACCCGATGTAAAGGACAAGCGCTTTATAAAAGTAGTGGCAGAGGCGTCCACATGAGTAATGTTGAGGTTACTGGTCTAAAGCAATTGGAAGCGGAGTTAGAGCGTAGATACGGTAAAGCTAAAATGCAACAAGTTAGCGATAAGGCGTTGTCGGATGGTGCTGACGTATTTATAAAGGAATTGAAGTCGCAGTTTGAATCTTTCAAGGATACAGGGGCTAGTATTGATGAGATAACCAAGTCCAAGCCGTTGACAATCGCAGGTGCTCGCACAGTCAAGATACACTGGAAGGGCGATAAAGGACGATATAGAATTATCCACCTTAATGAGTTCGGCACAGTCAAGAATCCGAATCCAAAAGGTAAAGGTGCTATTGCCCGAGCAATGAGAAGTGCCGAATCTGCGTATCGCGATGCTATTAAACAGGCGATAAAGGAGGGTATTTGATGTTAGATAAAATATATGAATCCCTTCTCAATGATGACTATATAGCAGAACAGGCAAAGGGAAGGATTAAATACTATGAATACCCTGAAACAGCAACTATGGACAAGCCACATATTATCATTGACCCATTAGATGTTCCTATGCCTGATGATTATGCGGATGATACTTGGTTAACAGATGATTATTTATATCAAATTGAAGTGTGGTCTAAAAGCCGGAGTATTACAGAAAAGCTATCTGCTAGAATACGTCATGTGTTATGGGGTATGGGATTTAAACAAGGCTCCGGTATGGATGAATGGGACAAGGATTTTAATATTTTCCGGGACGCCAGACGTTACCGCGGAAAAGTATATAGAGATGACTTTGACAGCTTATAGGCTGTTTTTTTATTACCAAAAATAGGAGTGAGTATAAATGGCTGAAGAAAAAAAGAATTATAAATCCTTTACCGGATTAAAAGAATTTTATTATGGTGAACTGGACGAAGTAACGAACGCAATCAAGGGAAGCGAAGCAGAGCGAATTAAATTTATACAAAACATTTCAATCGAAACGCCACAAGAAATCGTAAAAGCGCCCGGAGATAATGTTATTGCAGAAATGGCTATCTCCACAGATTCTACAACGCTTACTACAACATTTCATACGTTGCCTATTGAAGATAAAAAGCGTTTATACGGATTAAAGGACTTAAACGGACTTACTGCTGTGACCGGTAATCCCAAACCTCCATATGTAGCTTGCATGTTCGCGCGTACAAACGAAAAAGGCGGTACAGAATGGATCGGATTCACAAAAGGAATGTTCATGATGCCCAACATCGAAGGGCAAACAAAAGAACCTGGCAGTGTTGAATTTGGTACTGCTGAAACAGAAGGGGAATTTATGTCGCGTGAGGTTTCTGGCTTAGATGAAAAAGTAACCTATTTAATCGGTTATGACAAGTCAGGCGAAACTACACAACGTGACGCACTATATGAGGCCATTTTTGGCGTGGCACACCCCGAAGCAGGAACAGTAAGTGAACCAGAGGGTGCATAATTATGACCGTAAAGGAAATCAAAGAAAAACTCGATGAATTGGGTGTTGAGTATAATGACAAGATGAGAAAAGCTGAATTGATAGAATTACTCAATCCTAAAAAACATGTTGTTGTGTATGACTTTAAAGATTTGCAGGACAACGGATTTATTTATGTGGAGGGTGATACGTTCCCTAGGGAAGAAAATAAGCACGTATCACAAGAACGCATTGATGAATTACTATCAAAACAAAACAAAATAGGGAAGCAATTAATTAGAGAGCAGGATTAACCTGTTCTCTTTTTATTTATAGGAGGAATATAGATGGCGAATTTAAAAAGAACTTATATTGAACTTGTGAAGAATCCAGAGGGTGTAAATAAAGGTGATGAACCTGAGATTGAGAAAGTATGGACGCCAGCTTTCGTTCCTTGGAGATTAGTAAGGCAAGCAGCGGCAACCCTTGTAGCAGATGAAGACACAACTGAACTTGAAATGATCGATAAAATGGAGGAATTTATAGTAAACGATATTTACAACGGAAGGATTACAATTGATGACTTACGAGACAGATTGCATGCCCCAGACGGAGCGAAAACACTTCAAGGTGTGATCGAATTTATTTCTGACGCTCCACAACAGGAGGAAGAATCAAAAAAATTTTTAGAGGAGAAGAATCGTTAACCGATTCTGATTTTACTCCAAAAAAACAAGTCGAATATATGGATAAATTGGTATTAGAAATGATGCAAGAAGGAAAAGACGTAAATGAAATATTGGATACCCCGTTTCATTACGTTGTGCAATTGTTGGAAGAACGACACAAACCGCAACAGTCGAGTTCATTCTTTGATTTGTTGGGGTGAATATTCTAAAGAAACTTACAGAAAGGAGGTAAATGATGGCGGAGAAAATTGAGGGGCTCAGTATTGGACTTGACTTAGATTCAGCCCAAATGGAGCGCGGTCTAACAGGTTTAAAAGATCGCTTGCGTACTGTAAATAGTGAGATGAAGTCGAACATGAGTGCATTCGACCGATCTGACCAGTCTGTTGGTAAATACGAAAAAAGACTTGAAGGACTTAATAAAAAACTAGATGCACAAAAACAAGTGACTCAAGCATCTAAAAAAGAGTATGAAAAAATGGTTGCTGAACATGGGCGCGGTAGTGTTGAAGCGGAGCGTGCAGAACGAGCCTACAACAATCAGGCGGCCGCACTAAACAATCTCGAACGGTATGTGGAAGGCGCTACTGAGGAATTGAAGGAAATGCAAAAGCAACAACGCATTGCTGATTCTGGTTGGACAAAAACGGGTAACGTCCTTGAAAAAAACGGGGAAAAAATAACTAAACTCGGCGGTGGCATTCAATCTTTCGGAAAGAAGTGGACGAAAGTAACAGCTATCGCAGGCGGTGCGGCTATAGGGTTAGGCGGATCACTGTTTGCTTTAACGAATAAAGTGACAGAAAGCGCTGATGCTATTGCGAAAGGCGCTACCAAGATGGGTGTTTCCACTGATTTTTATCAGGAGATGGATTACTGGGCAGGGCAAAACGGAATTTCCTCTGACAATATGACTAAAGCACTCGAAAGGCTTAACCAAAGGATGGGGAGAGCGGCAGACGGAAATGAAAAGTATTCCAGTGCTTTGGAAGCTTTGGGCATTGATATGAATGAAGTTAGAGACGGAACACTTTCTACAGAAGATGCTATGGCTCAATCTATTCAATCGTTATCAGAAATGGAAAGCGAACAGCAAAAGTCAGCTATAGCCTCTGAATTATTCGGGACTAAATTATCTAGGAACTTAATGCCAGCATTACAGGATGGCTCTCTATCAATGGAAGAGGCAAGGAAAAAAGCAGAGGAACTAGGCATTGTCATTAGTGAGGATCAGTTATCCGCGGCAGAAGAATTTCAAGATGCTCAGGATGATATAAAACGATCCTTATCAATGGTAGGTGCTCAAATAGGGTTAGAACTTATGCCGCGTTTCCAAAGTATGATGGATTGGACTTTAGCTCATATTCCACAAATTAAAGATACCATAAGCAATGCTTTTGATACTGTGAGCAACTCCATAAAAGATGCGGTAGATTGGTTTCGTGAATTAAGCCCACAAACCAAAAAGGCGATCGGGTTAACCGCAGGCATGGCGGCGGCATTAGGACCTGTGTCAATTGCTATAGGAACGGTCATGAAAATATTCGGTCCGTTCATCGGGATTATCGGTAAAGGCTTAACGGTCGTCGGTAAATTCGGCGGATTGTTGCCATTACTTAAAGCAGGATTTGCCGCACTCACAGGACCCATCGGAATAACTGTTGCAGCCATAACGGCACTTACAACAGGATTCACACTAGCCTACAAAAAATCAGATACATTTCGTGGTTGGATTGATAAGCTAAAAAATGCATTCCTAGGATTAGTACCACCAATCAAAAAAGCAATCGGATTTGTAGTAGACTTTTTCCGGGACAAAATTTCGGAAATGACATCATTCTGGGACAGTGAAGGATCACAATTTTTGGATGCATTTTCCAATGTATTTGGTGGTATTTGGAAGGTAACTAAACCTGTACTAGACGGCATTTTAGCAGCAGTTAAATTCACGCTACCGATTATAAAAGGTATATTTGATTTAACTTTTCTTGCCGTGTTAGAAATTGTCAAAATGGTATGGAAAAATATCCAAGGCGTTATTGATGGTGGTCTAAAGATAATCATGGGATTGATTAAAACATTCTCAGGATTATTCACTGGTGACTTTTCTAAAATGTGGGAAGGAATCAAAGATATCTTTTCCGGAGCGATCCAGTTTCTATGGAATTTCGTACAACTCTCATTCTTTGGAAAACTACTAAAAGGGTTGACGGGGTTTGCTAAGTTGTTCGGGAATATGTTTTCTAAGATGTGGACAGGCATACGTGGTATCTTCACCAATGTCATAAAATTCCTAGTTGAATTTGTAAAGAATAGCTTTACTACCATGAAAAATAAAACAACTTCTATTTTCACTGGAATACGCGATATGACTAAAAGCGTGTGGAATAAAACGAAGGATTTTATAGTTAATCCGATTAAGTCCGGTGTTAACTGGGCGATTAAAAAGTTTACTGGATTTAAAAATAGCGTCACTACAACATTTAAAAATATTAAAGATAACGTGTTCGGTTATGTTTCTGACATGATCCAGAAGGTCAAGGATATGCCAGGGAATATGAAAAAAGGAATTATTGACGGAGCTAGCAAGGTAAAAGAAGGCATGTTGTCAATTGGTCGTAAAATGGTTGACGGAATAAAGTCAGGTGTCAATGGCGTTATAACTGCTGTGGACTGGGTATTGAGTAAATTTGGTTCGGACAAAAAGTTAGGTAAGTGGAATCCTGCTAATACTTTAAATTGGTATGCTAAAGGAACTCGCGGAACACATCCAGGTGGCAGTGCCATTGTGGGTGACGGTAAGGGAAGTAATAAAGGGTCTGAGTTAATCAGAGACCCGAAAGGAAACTTCTCACTAAGTCCTGCAAAGCCGACACTAATACCAAACATGCCAAAGGGCACCCAAGTATGGTCGGCAACCGAAACAAGAGAAGCTTTAACTCCACAGTATGCATGGGGTATAAACTTCAAAGACGTAGCCAAAGCCTTAAACCTAGGCGGAGAAGCTATGAAATATTCCGATTCTAAAACTAACAGAGCGCTAGGGAAAGCAGCATCCGGAATAGGCTCGGGATTAGATATTTATAACGATGCACCAAAAGCCTTGTTAGACGCAGGACTAAAAGCAATGGGTGTAGAAATTCCGAGCTTCCCTGCTGCAATTGGCGAGATGACTAAAGGCGGATTTAATTACGTTAAAGATAAAGCTGTCGGATTCATTAAGAAAACGCAAGACGATGAACTGGAAAGCGTTGCAGGGCCTACGTCAGGTGGAGCGAAAGCATGGGGTCCTAGCATTCGTAAGGCAGCGGCAAGAATGAACGAGTCTATCACTAGCAGACATGTGAATGGAATTATCGCTCAAATCAACCGAGAGTCGGGCGGTAATGAGAAAATCACTCAATCATCTGCCGTGTGGGATGTTAATACAGCAGCAGGAAACCCTGCTAAAGGATTATTGCAATATATTCCACAGACGTTCGCTGCTTACAAAATGCCTGGTCATAATAATATATTTTCCGGTTTTGATCAGCTGTTAGCATTTTTCAACAACAGAACTTGGAAACGAGACTTACCATATGGAACAAGAGGTTGGGGTCCAAGAGGTGGACGTAA